CTCTTGCAACTACACCCAGACTTTGAAGACATCAGAAATGATGAAGAGTTTCATAGTTGGGTTGAAAGACAACCTTCATGGGTGCAGAAAGCTTTATATGAGAATGAAACTGATGCACGGTCTGCAGCAAGAGCTATAGACTTGTACAAAGTAGATATGAAAATAGCTGATACGAAGAAAGAAAAATCTGATAAAGGTGCTGCTTCCTTAGTAACAGCTAAAAACACATCTAACGTAGCCAAAACTAAGAGCTCTCAATCTAATCAATGGAGAGAATCACAGGTAGCCAAAATGAAAGCTCATGAGTATGAGAAAAACGAAAAGGCTATCATGGAGGCTATACAATCTGGCAACTTTATTTATGATGTGTCAAGATAAAAATTTATTTACTTTTATTTTATTTTATGGTAAAATATAGTAATTAATAGCGACCCCGTAAGGTTACTCGCTCCAATGGTGCTGTGCAGACGATACACCATACACCCTAAACTTTGAGTACAGCGAAGTTATAGATTTTCCACCGATTCAAACTACCCAGAGCGTAAGCCCCGTCAGGACACCTTATCAACTGGTCTTGTATAGTACGAAAATCTACAATCTTTAAATCATATTAACGAGGTAAACCAATGGCATTTAAAACCGCCGCTGGACACAGTAGTTTACCAAACGGCAATTTTAGCCCGGTAATCTACTCTCAAAAAGTTCAGCAAGCTTTTCGCAAGACCTCGGTTGTAGAGTCAATAACTAATTCTGACTACTTCGGCGAGATTGCGAACTACGGTGACACGGTTAAAATAATCAAGGAACCAGAAATCACCGTTAAGGAGTATGCACGAGGCACTCAGATTACTCCACAAGACTTGGATGACGAGGACTTCAGTCTTGTCGTTGACAAAGCAAACTATTTTGCTTTCAAGGTAGACGACATCGAAGAGGCTCACAGCCATGTCAATTTCGAATCCTTAGCATCTGACCGAGCAGGCTATAGGCTTAGAGACCAACATGACCAAGAAATTCTTGGTTACATGGCTGGTTTTAAGCAAGGCACAATCAACGCTGTAGCAGGCACAGCTAACGACACCGTAAGTGGGTCAAAAGCTGTATCAACTGCAGGGTCTGATGAACTGCTTACATCTATGAAGCTACGTAAGGATAGCTTTGGTAACATCACTACTTCAAGTGCTGGCGACCACTCTATCCCACTAGCACCACGTATGCCGGGCGCAACTGCTCAAGCTACAGCTACTGCTACACCATTGCAAGTTATTGCGAGAATGGGCAGACTGCTTGACACACAGTTCGTCGATACAGATGGTAGATGGTTAGTTCTACATCCAACATTTGTCGAAATCCTAAAGGATGAAGATTCACGTCTTCTCAATGCAGACTTCGGCGAGTCAGGTGGACTGAGAGCTGGCTTAGCTATCGGTAGGCTTCATGGTTTTGATGTTTACATGTCCAACAACCTACCTGCTGTAGGTACAGGACCGGGAACATCAGGGTCAGCAAACCAAAACTCAAACTTTGGCGTAATCGTAGCAGGACACTCTTCTGCTGTTGCTACAGCTGCACAAATCACAAAGACTGAGTCTTACAGAGACCCAGACTCTTTTGCTGATATTGTCAGAGGTATGCACCTTTATGGTAGAAAAATTCTTCGACCTGAAGCGATTGTAACCGCTAAATACAACGTAGCGTAAGGGGGGATTGATAAATGGCAACTTTTGACATGACCTCATCTGCAACCGCAGGTGTAAATTCAAACTCTATCGCTGTAAATCAGGCTAACCGAGCAGGCACTGGAATGCGTATGGTTGAAGCTATTTTAGATATTTCTAAAATAACTGACTACTCATGCACAGATGGTGACATCTTTCAACTTCTTGAAATACCTGCAGGCACATTTGTTCTGTTCGCAGGAGCAGAAGTGCTCACAGCTTTTAATGGTACATCACCAACTGTAGACATTGACTTTGCTGCAGGTGATGACATCATTGATGGTGGTGACGTATCTTCAGCAGGTTTCCTTGCAGAGGGAACAAACGGACAAGCTAATGATGTTACAACAGGCGCCGCATCAACTTTCACACAACATGTCACAACAACTGACACTATTGACGTGAAACTAATTGCTGGGTCTGCTGATGTTAGCTCAGGTAAGCTGAGACTGTATGCTTGTATCATTGACACCAATGGTGAGCATAAACAATTAGCTGACGAAGTCGATAGAGACCAATTAGCGTAAATTAACCGGGGGCGGGAAACTGCCCCCAACTTAATGGATGTAGTATGGCAACTTTTTTAAGTTTAACAAATAGTGTTCTGGCTAGAATGAATGAAGTTCAACTTACGTCATCCAATTTTACAGCAGCCCGTGGTATTCAAATACAAGCACAGAATGCTGTTAATGAAGCCATACGTTTTATAAATCAAAGAGAATTTAATTATCCTTTTAATCACTCTACACAAACAGAGACATTAGTCCCTGGCACAGTTAGATACTCTCTACCTAATGACGCCAAACATGCAGACTATAACACATTTAGGATTGTAAAGGATTCTGCACTAGCTTCTTCTGGTAACAATTTAAGTATTATGCAGTACAATGAGTACATAGACAAATACGTAGACCAAGAAGATGAAATAGATACAACAACATTAGATGGCACATTGTCATCATCTGCCACAACAATTACAGTAGCCAGCACGTCTGGCTTTGATTCTGCTGGCACTATATTCGTAGAAAATGAGCAGATAACTTATACAGGCACTTCTAGCACTGAGTTTACAGGAGCCACTAGAGGTGCAAATAATACAACAGCAGCATCTCACGCCGATGGTGTGCAAGTTGCACAATTTACTGCAGGTGGTGTCCCTACACATGTTGTAAGAACATTAGACAATAACTATTTATTATATCCGTATCCTAACAAGACATATGCACTGAAGTTTGATTATTTTACTTTTGCATCAGACTTATCTGCAGCCACAGACACACCGACAATACCGGATAGATTTTCTCCAATAATAATAGATGGCGCAACGGCGTTTGCATATCAATATAGAGGAGAGACACAACAATATCAACTTAGCTTTGCTAGATTCGAACAAGGTATTAAGAACATGCAAAGTTTGTTAATCAACAAGTATGAGTACGTTAGGTCAACTGTAGTGTTGAATCCTTCTGTAACATCTAATTATTTCACTATGGAATCAGTTAGGTAATGCCTGATTTATCACAAACATCTCCTGCATCATTTCCACTACAAGGTGGGTTAGTTTTAAATAAATCCACATTTGCAATGCAGCCCGGAGAGGCACTTGAGCTTGTAAACTTTGAACCAGATATAGGTGGTGGATACAGAAGAATAAATGGTTTCGCAAAGTACAACACAAATGTTGTTCCTCAAACAAGCGCATCAACAGAAGAAATATTATTAGCGTGTATATTTAACGACACTATTGTAGCTGCAAGAGGTCAAAAAATATTTACAGCAGCAGCAGGAAGTGGTTCTTGGACAGAGCGAGACAGTGGCAGAACGAGTGCAGGTAAATATACATTTGAAAAATTTAACTTTGATGGTAACGATAAACTTATAGTTGCAGATGGAAACAACGCACCAACTGTATTTAACACATCATTTGCAGCTACAGATGTAACATCAGCAGGAGGCGGAGAAGTTAGCACCGCTGTAACAGGTGCAAAGTTTGTGGTTGTATTTAAAGACCACATGTTTTACGCAGGGATGTCAAGCACACCACAAGAAGTAGTTTTTAGTGTGCCATTTGATGAAGACAACTTTGCAACAGGTAGTGGCGCAGGTAGCTTCAAAGTAGATGACACTATAACAGGGATTAAAGTATTCCGTGAAAATTTATTTATATTCTGTCAAAATAGAATATTTAAGTTATCAGGCACATCATCAAGTAATTTTGCAGTAGCTCCTGTCACAAGAGACATCGGATGTGTTAATGGACAGACAATACAAGAATTTGCAGGTGACTTAATATTCTTAGCAGCAGATGGATTAAGAACAGTTGCAGGTACAGCTAGAATTGGCGACGTTGAGCTGGGTACAATTAGCATACCTGTGCAATCATTTTTTAATGAAAATATAATGAGTGCTGATAATTTTGTTTCATTAGTTATACCTAATAAAACTCAGTATAGATTATTTTTTACTAAGACAGGTACTGCAGAAGCATCAACAGAAGGTGTGTTATGTTCTTTACGAGGACAAGCATTCGAGTTTGCTAAGATAAAAGGAATAAGAGCGACAGCTACAGATACTGTTCCTACCACAGCAACTTCCGCACCTCCTTCAATAGTCATACATGGTGGAGAAGGTGGTTATATTTATAGACAAGAAATTGGAAATGATTTTGATGGCACAGCTATAGAAGGTAAATATAGAAGTCCAGATTTAAGCTTTGGAGACCCCGGCATACGCAAACACATGCACCGTGTTTTAGTTAGTTATAAGCCTGAAGCTGCTATAAATGCAAACTTGTTTTTAAGGTATGACTATGAAGACCCTGACACTCCAAGACCTGCAGCTTACTCTCTATCTGCTAGTGATATTGTTGCTGTGTATGGTACAGGTGTATATGGCACGGCAACATATGGTGGTCAGTCAGAGCCTTTGTTAAGACAATCTGTAGAGGGGTCAGGTTTTACAGTAGCGTTGAGAATAGATGATGAAGGTGTTTCTGCACCTTATGCCTTGAGAGGCTTTGGTATGGAATATCAAACAGGAGCTAGAAGATAAATGGGAGCAACATACACAAGACAGTCCACGTATAGTGATGGTGACATAATTACTGCAGCTCATACTAATGACGAGTTTAATCAGTTATTAGCAGCCTTTGCAGCATCGACAGGACACACACATGATGGCACTGCAGCAGAGGGAGGTCCTATTACAAAGCTACTAGGTAATACACTTACCTTTGGTGCAGGAACAGCAGGAACAGATATTACCATAACCTTTGATGGTGAAACATCAGATGGTGTGCTTAAGTGGATGGAGGACGAAGACTACTTTGAGTTTTCTGATGATATACTTGTAGCGTCTACAGAGAAGCTACAGTTCCGTGACACAGCTATATACATTAACTCTAGCACAGATGGACAGCTTGACCTTGTAGCTGATACAGAGATACAGATTGCAGCAACTACTATTGATATCAATGGTAACGTAGATATATCAGGAACACTAACAATAGGTTCTGCAGGTATATCTGAAGCAGAACTAGAGATACTAGACGGTGCTACAGTAACTACAGCAGAACTTAACATCATGGATGGTGACACTTCTGCCACATCTACTACAGTTGCTGATGCAGACAGAGTGGTAATGAATGACAATGGCACTATGGTGCAGGTTGCTGTGACAGACTTGGCTGCTTACTTTGACGATGAAATAACAGCAATGCCTAATCTTGTTACAACTGCAGCCACAACTGTTGGTGCATTGGACTCAGGTAGCATTAC